TCGGGAATCACCTCTGAAGACATGGTTCCTACAGAAGCCTCGGTCGAAGTTCCCGTTGAGGCTCAAGCTGAAATGTTTCCCAATGGAGCCGAGGTTATGCCTGACGGCGAGGGCGGGGCGATTGTCCAGGCGCTTCAAGAAATGATGATGTCTGCGGAGCAGGAAGAGCAAGTACCTCACAATGCGAACTTAGCGGAGTATTTAGATGATGGGTATCTTGGAGAAATTTCGTCGGACCTTCGGGCGTCTTTTGACGATGATATGGAATCTCGTTCAGAGTGGGAAGAGACTTACACAAAGGGTTTGGATCAGCTTGGAGTCAAGTACCAAGAGCGTACTGTCCCGTTTGAAGGAGCTTCTGGAGTCACGCACCCGCTGATTGCGGAGAGTGTTACTCAGTTTCAGGCGCAGGCTTACAAAGAGTTGCTGCCTTCTGGTGGCCCTGTAAAGACTCAGGTCTTGGGTTTACAGGACGCCCAGCGCGAGGAGCAGGCTGCTCGTGTTAAGGATTTCATGAACTACCAGATCATGGAAGTGATGGAAGAGTTTGATCCGGATATGGATCAGCTTTTGTTCTATTTACCGCTATCGGGTTCTACCTTTAAGAAGGTGTACTTTGACCAAGCTAAACAGCGGGCGGTGTCCAAGTTTATCCCTGCTCAAGATCTGGTTGTACCTTATGCGGCCTCTGATTTGGCTACGGCGTCTCGTGTAACTCATGTTCTTCGGATGGATGCTAACGAAGTACGCAAGATGCAGATTGCTGGTTTCTACCGTGAGGTAGAGTTAAGCAAGTATGAAGAGGACAACAACGAGGTTCGCCAGAAGATTGACGAACTGCAGGGTACATCTAAGACCTATACTGACGAAGTCTACACCGTGCTTGAGATGCATGTTGACTTGGACCTTGAAGGTTTTGAGGACATGGGCCCTGATGGGGAACCAACGGGTATTGCTCTTCCGTACATTGTGACGATTGATGAGGGCTCCGGTGAGGTTCTTGCTATACGCCGGAACTTTGAAGAGGGCACGGAAGTTGCCAAGAAGCAGCAGTATTTTGTTCACTACAAGTTTATGCCTGGTCTGGGATTCTATGGCTTTGGTTTGATCCACATGATTGGTGGTTTGGGCCGTGCAGCTACAAGTATTCTTCGCCAGTTGATCGACGCCGGGACCCTGGCAAACCTCCCAGCTGGGTTCAAGGCTCGGGGCGTAAGGGTTCGTAACGATGACGAGCCCTTACAACCTGGAGAGTGGCGTGACATTGACGCTCCTGGCGGCAACATCAGGGATGCAATTATCCCACTGCCGTACAAGGAGCCGTCAGGAACGCTGGCACAGCTTCTAGGAGCCCTTATAGAGGGCGGTAGGCGCTTTGTGTCACTGGCAGACCAGCAGACAGGAGACGGCAACACAGAGGCTCCTGTGGGCACTACGGTGGCTATGCTAGAGCGTGGCATGAAGGTTATGTCGGCCATTCATAAGCGCCTGCACTATTCGCAGCGTCAGGAGTTCCGTGTGTTGGCCCGGATCTTTTCCGACAACATGCCTGCGGAAGGGTATCCATACGATGTGGCGGGTGGTAATCGCATGATCATGGCGGAAGACTTCGACGGTCGCGTTGATGTTATTCCTGTAAGTGATCCAAACATATTCTCGATGGCACAAAGGGTCACGTTGGCACAGACCCAGTTGCAGCTTGCGCAATCTAACCCACAGATGCACAACCTTCATGCGGCGTATCGTCGAATGTATCAGGCCCTTGAGGTCCAAAACATTGACGAGATTCTCCCACCTCCACCCCAGCCGCAGCCACTGGATCCTGCCATCGAGAATGCTCGTGCTTTGATGGGCGAGATCTTGAATACCTTCCCAGAGCAGGATCACGACGCGCACATCCGGATGCACATGGCGTTCATGAAGACTCCGCTGGTGGCTACGTCTCCACAGGTTATGGGTACGTTCTACGCTCACGTTATGGAGCACGTTTCGCAGAAGGCTCGGAAGATGGTTATGAGCGAGATCGAGTCGATAATTGGGCAGGCTCAGTTGGCAGCGCAGAGCGGGGCTATCGATCCCGTAGCTGCGCAACAGCAGATTGCCAAGGTTCAGCAGGACATGCAGGACCCTGGTCAGATGGAACTGTTGATTTCCATGCAGATGGAAAAGATCATGGCGGAGATTCTGCCAGGGCTTCTTCCTGCAGGGGGCAGTGCGATGGACGATCCGTTGGTTCAGATCCGGATGCAGGAGCTTGCAATCAAGCAAGAAGATTTGCAGCGTAAGAAAGAGGAAGATCAGGGCCAGATGTTGATTGAGTTGCAGAAGATGCAGCAGCAAGCGGCGACATCTGCGGCACGGATCGAGAGTCAGGAAGACATTGCAGAAAACCGCAACGACGTTAACCGAGAGCGTATTGACGTTCAACGTAAAGCTATGGAGCGGAGAAATGCCTCTTAAAAAGGGTAGATCAAAAGATGTAATCAGCCAGAACATCAAGACCGAAATGGCTGCTGGAAAACCGCAAAAACAGGCGGTTGCCATTGCTTTGAGCAATGCAGGAAAGACTAAGTATTCCTCTGGCGGCACGGTTAATTCTAGGTTCAGTCCGATAGCCCGACCTCAGAGGTTTGTCGGAGAGTTCTGATGTTGTGCGTTCTTGTTTTCGTGTCCTTCGGGCATGCGTGGACAAGTGGCGGCAACCAGTTGTTTCAATACTGTTACTACGACTGTGGTACGGCAACCAACGGCTTGTGGTACGACAGGGTCTTTCGCGTTAACTATCTCTACGTTTGTCCCGCGAGGTACGTTGAAACATGATTGATCCTATTACAGCCGTTGGCCTCGCTACTTCCGCCTATAACGCTATCAAGCAGGGCGTTGCCGTTGGCCGTGAATTGCAGGATATTACGGGTCAGCTTGGTCAATGGGGCAAGGCTTGCAGTGATTTTGCCTTTGCTGAAGATCAGATCAAGAACCCTCCGTGGTATAAGTTCAAAGGATCAGACACTCATAGCGCCATTGAGATATTTGCGCAGAAGAAGAAAATGTCTGAAATGCGTAAGGAAATCAAGAGCTTCATATCGTGGACTTACGGCCCTTCTGCTTGGGAGGAAGTCTTACAAATTGAGGCGCAGATGCGAAAGCAGCGTAAAGAAGAAATTTACAGGAAAGAAGAACTTAAACGCGCTCTTATAGAGTGGACCGTGGGCATTGTACTTGTCTTGGCTGGCATAGCAGGATTGGCGATAGTGCTGTATTTCATGGGTAGAAGTCAGGGGAAGTGGTGATGTGGTTTTTAGTTTGGTTTCAAGTTATGAATAACAACATTGAGCATTATCAACTCAATCAGTTCACTACTGAAAACGAGTGTAGAGAAGCTCTTGAGGATGCAAAAGTCTTGATAACTACAAGCCAAACAACGGTGTATTGTTTTGAGGTTATACCGAAATAAGCGTGGAGATTACGTTGTATATGACAAAGACGGAAAAGTTGTTATAATAACCCACCACAAACGATATGCTGTAGAGTACGCAAGGAGTTTAGAAGATGCCGAACGAATACGACCTAAACGGAAACGGAAAAATCGACCCGGTGGAGCATGAGATAATGCTAGAGGATCGTCGTCGCCGTATGGAAGATGCAGATGCCAAGAGAGACGCGCAGAGGCGCATGACTTGGTTTGCGCTGTCAGGTATGATTCTATATCCTTTCGTCATTCTAGTGGCTTCTGTGGCGGGTTTAGACACCGCTGCGAAACTGATGGCTGAAATTGCCGCTGTGTATGTGATTGGTGCATCCGGCATAGCCGCTGCATATTTTGGTTTTAACGCAATGGAGAGTAAGAATAATGCTTCAAGCTCTGATAGGTCCGGTAGCTGAACTAGCTGGCGGCTGGCTCAAAGGTAAGGCAAGCGCACAGGCTGCGTCTGCAAACCTCAAGTTAGTAGAGGCCGAGGCCAAAGCTACGATTATGAAATCAGCCGCTACATCTGAGGCGGACTGGGAAAAGATTATGGCCCAAGGTACGCAGAACTCGTGGAAAGACGAGTATCTTGTGCTTCTGTTTTCTATTCCATTGATACTCAGCTTCCTGCCATTTGAGTGGGCTAAACAGGCGGTTACAGATGGTTTTGCTGCGCTGGACACAATGCCGGACTGGTACAGCTACACATTGGGTGTAATCGTAGCCAGTAGTTTTGCGGTACGGTCAGCAACTAAATTCTTTGGTGGTAAGAAGTGATGGAGAACTTAAAGTTACCTGTGGCCCTTGTGGCGGCGATGGCTGTTCAGCTTGCCGCTGGTGTGTGGTGGGTATCACAGCAGGCTGCAACGATTGCGAACCTAGAGGAGACCGTTAGCCAGATCGGTTCCAAGATGGCGATTGAAGACAACGTGAACCTGAAGCGGGACGTTCAGGACAACGCCATGGAACTAGAATATACTTTCGATGAGATTGAAGAAGTTTGGGATGAACTAGCCAACTTAGCTAACTCGATTGGTCAGGTGACGCAGTTGCAGCAACGAGTTGCTCTGATCGAAAACGATTTGAAATATATTAACCGTGACCACAATGGGATCATGGACATGAAAGGTGGTATGGAATGACATACAAACTGGGAAACCGCAGCAACGAACGGCTAGAGGGGGTTGATCCTTCCTTACAAGCCGTTGTCCGCATGGCTATTGGGATTAGTGAGCAAGACTTTAGTGTGATCTGTGGTCTTAGGACCCGCAAGGAGCAGGAAGCCTTGGTCGCTAAAGGTGCAAGCCAGACTATGAAAAGCAAGCACCTGGGTGGTTATGCCGTTGATTTAATGGCATATATTGATGGGGGCAGATGGGAACTCAATCTCTATGATGAGATTGCCGACGCTATGAAAGCTGCCGCCAAGGATTGCGGCGTTAAGATTCGTTGGGGTGCGGCTTGGCACATCGATGACTTTGGGGCCTATGAAGGCACGGCGGAAGAAGCTATGAACGAGTATGTAGACTTACGTCGTTCACAGGGCCGTCGCCCGTTTATCGATGCGCCTCACTTTGAGATCATGGAGTAATCAGTATGTAATGCCTGCACCTAAGAAATCCCTTCGTCCAAGGGCCCGACCTAAAGATTTAAACAAGTCTATTTACGGGGTTGAAGAGGGTAGCACCAGCAGCCCTGACGGTGTTTATGTGACGGAGCGTGACGAGGCCGATGCGGTTTCTCGCGGAAACAGAGAAGCGAAGCGTCGCACAGAAGATACTCAAAACTTTATGATGGGCGGAGAAGTTCGCCAAGGTGATGTCCGTGATAGCGGCAAACGAGGGAAGTGTTACTGATGCCTACAATTATGATCAGCATCCTTCCGGATGGCATGCCCGTCGATACGATGGAAGAGACTGAAGAGGGCAACTCTTGTCCTCTTCCTACCCAAGACGCCGACATGAACATGGAAAACATGGACATAGCGGAGTACGAGTACGGGTACAGGGAGCCCAACAGTTCGGTCGCTTTTCGCAATGATGAGAGTTGCGGATCTTGCGGCATGTATAACCAGTCCGAAAACATCATGGAGTGTATTGGTGACGAGTCTGGCGACACAGGGTATTGCCAACTGCTCAAGTTCGTGTGTAGTAGTGAGAACACATGCAACGAGTGGGTGGAAGGTGGTCCTATCACATCCGACCTACAAGGGGAATATAAGGATAACTTATAATGGATGTTGTCGATTGGGCAAAGTACATGTATAAGAAACTTGAAGAGCGGGAGAAAGATATCTCTGCTGCTCTTGCAAGCGGTGCTGTTAAAGATTGGGAACAGTACAAAATGTCTGTGGGGGAGATACGGGGACTCTCTTTCGCGCGTGAAGAAATCAAGTCCCTGCTGGAGAGAAACGTAGACGATGTCGAAGACCTTATATCTTCCTGACCACGTTGCGCAGAAAATTAACAAAGAAAAGAAAGAGGCATCTGCCGATTCTAGTTCTTTGAAAAGCGCATATGTTGACGCTAAAGAACGGGTACTAGACCCGTCCCTTTTAGACAAACCGCTACTCGAACGTCTCCCGCAGCCGACAGGTTGGCGGGTTTTAGTCATGCCGTATCAAGGCAAAGAAAAGACATCGAGTGGTCTCTACATTCCCGACGAGATTCGGGAACGTGAATCTGTGGCTACAGTTGTAGCTTATGTGATGAAGCTCGGACCCCTGGCATACAAAGATCCCGACAAGTTTGGCCCCGAGGGCCAGCCGTGGTGTAAAGAAGGTCAGTGGGTTTGTATCGGTCGTTATTCTGGCTCTCGATTTAAGATCGATGGAGGCGAGGTCCGCATCATTAATGATGACGAGGTTATCGCTACTCTACTAGAGCCTGACGACGTAAAGCATATATAGGGGGACAGGTTATGTCTGATGAAGAACAAGATATTGTAGTTGAGGAACCGGAGCAGCAAGAAGAAGAGAAAACTTCTGTTGCCTCCGCTCCCGAAGAAAGTGAGTTAGATTCTTACAGCAAGGGCGTACAGAATCGAATTAAGAAACTCACGGAGAAGTATCGTCAAGAAGAGCGGGACAAGGCTGAAGCCGTCCGTGTTTCTACGCAACTTCTTGAGGAAAACAAGAAACTCAAGAGCCGGGTCCAGGCTTTGGACACAGGTTATCTAAGTGAGTATGGGACTCGGATTGAATCTCAAACTGACGCAGCCAAACGTGCCTACAAAGAAGCCTACGAAGCGGGCGACACGGATAGGATGTTGGAGGCTCAACAGGCTCTTTCTAATATCGCGATAGAAACACAGCGATATAACACTGCAAAAGCTCGTGTAGAACAGGCTAAGGTCCAGGTTCAGCAGCAGCAGCAACAGCAACAGCCTGTACAAAACCCTGTACAACAGCAACAGCAAGCTGATCCTCGTGCTCAAGATTGGGCCACAAAAAACGATTGGTTTGGCAAGGACAAGGTTATGACTGCGGCGGCATTTGCTTTGCACAGTCAACTCACCGATGATGAAGGGTTTGACCCAAGCAGCGATGAGTACTATACTGAGGTTGATCGTCGTATTCGTGCGGAGTTTCCGCATAAATTTCAGACGGCTAAGAAATCGGGTGGAGGAAGCCAGGTCGCTTCTGCAGGTAACTCCGCATCCCGCAGCACTAAACAGGGGCGCAGGTCGGTCAAGCTGACGCATTCACAAGTAGCGATTGCTAAGAAGCTAGGCGTACCTCTTGAAGAATACGCCAAGTATGTGAAGGAGTAATAACATGGCTGATAGAAAACCTCGCGCAAGCGAAACCCGCGATACAGAAACGCGCAGAAAACCATGGGCACCGCCCAGTCACCTTTCCGCACCGCCCGCACCTGATGGGTTCGTGCATCGATGGATTCGAGTCGCAATGCGCGGCGAAGAAGACAAGATGAACGTAAACGCTAAGTTGCGTGAAGGTTGGGAACCAGTTCGTAAGGACGAGTACCCCAACTACGAAGCTCCTACTATTGACGATGGTCGATATGAGGGCATTATCGGACAAGGCGGACTGATGCTGTGCCGTATACCTGAAGAAACAGTAGCAGAACGAACTGCATATTACGGGGGCAGAACCCGCGAACAGATGACTGCTGTAGATCAGGACCTGATGAAGGAACAACATCCTTCAATGCCGATTCAGAACAATCGGCAAAGTCGTGTAACTTTCGGTGGTCGCGGTCGCGACTCCGAGTAATTGAAAAAGGATTGCTACGATGGCAAATACTAACGGTGCATTCGGACTACGTCCGGTTGGCGTCCAGGGTTCTGGCGCAAACACCACTGGTACAACCGAATATCGTATTGCTTCCGGAAACTCTAACGCGATCTATCAAGGTTCTCCTGTTATCCCGCTTTCAACTGGCTTTATTGACATTGTTGGCGCGGCTGCAGGGGGCACTGTGGGTCTTCTCGGTGTTTTCTGGGGATGTGAATACGTTTCGTCTACTACTGGTGAAAAGATTTTCTCTAACCAATGGCCTGGTTCGGGTGCGGATTCTAATCATCCCATCAAAGCCTTTGTCTATGACAACCCAAATCAAACATTTGTAATCGCATCCAGTGCATCGCTCACAAGCGAAGCTACTGCTCGCGGTCATGTGTTTGCTAATGCGAACTTTGCAGCGGCTACAAGTGGCGTTTCGTCCACTGGTATTTCTTCTGCTACGTTGGGTGTCAGCACAATCGCCACCACCGCTGCGCTTCAGTTGCGCATTGTCGGTATTCAGGACGATCCTGAAAACCAAGACTTCACAGCGGCTGGTATCCCCGTAATCGTTCGACTGAACAACAGCTTTAACTCCGGAAACGGTGCTATTGTTGCTGGTACAGTAGCGAACACAGGCGTATAAGGAGGTCTAACAAATGGCTATTTCACGCGCACAACTAGCGAAAGAGCTAGAACCAGGCCTCAACGCGCTGTTTGGTATGGAGTACTCCCGGTACGAAAACCAACACGCAGAGATCTTTACAACAGAGTCTTCTGATCGAGCATTCGAAGAGGAAGTTATGTTGTCTGGTTTCGGCGCAGCACCGACCAAATCGGAAGGTGGTGCAATTAACTTTGACGACGCTAACGAAGCATACACTGCTCGTTACAACCACGAAACAGTGGCGCTGGCATTCTCAATCACTGAGGAAGCTATCGAAGACAATCTCTATGATCGTCTTGGTTCGCGTTACACCCGTGCGTTGGCTCGTTCAATGGCACACTCAAAGCAAGTTAAGGCTGCTGCAGTTCTTAACAATGCCTTTACTGCTGGCGCATCTGCTGGCGGTGACGGAGTTGCTTTGTGTGCAACTAACCACCCACTTACTTCCGGTGGTACGTTTGCCAACGAACCAGCAGTAGCTGCGGACTTGAACGAAACATCTCTCGAAGATGCTTTGATCAACATCGCAGGTTTTGTTGACGAGCGTGGTCTTAAAGTTGCCCTTCGCGGCATGAAGTTGATCCTCCCACGTCAGCTGCAATTCGTTGCAGAGCGTTTGATGGTTTCCAACTTGCGTGTTGGCACAGCGGACAACGATACTAACGCAATCCGTTCTATGGGGATGTTGCCTGAAGGCTATGCCGTCAACGACTTCCTTACAGATCCAGATGCGTTCTTCATCAAGACAGACGCACCTCGTGGTTTCGTCCACTTTGAGCGGACTCCAATGTCCACCAACATGGAATCTGACTTCGACACAGGTAACATGCGCTTCAAAGCGCGTGAGCGTTATAGCTTCGGCTTTAGCGATCCTCGTGCCGTGTTTGGTTCACCAGGCGCAGCCTAAGAATAGATACAGTTTGTATCTTGGGGGGCAACTTCGGTTGCCCCTTTCTTTTTGTTTTATTCTTCTGTATTGTTTAGGCATCCCTGACAGTCGCATGGTGCGGCTGACATTAGCCACGACAGGAGATTCACATGGCTCTATCAACTTTTTCAGGCCCCGTTCGTTCGAACAACGGTTTTCAAATACCTGTAGTTACAACTGCAAACTTGCCAGCTTTCGGTGACGTTGCTGTTGGAACAGTTTACATGGTTAGCGACAATGGCGCAGGCAACAACGAATATTGCATTGTTATCAACACAGGCGCTGCTTGGGTAACTGCTGTAGGCGCAGCACTTAGCTAATAGGAGAACTTAAATGGCAGGTCCAGTAACCGCATATAATTGGGTTCAAGGCACAACGGCTGCGATTGTTGGGCCTACTCGTTCTCGTCTCCGTCAGGTAGTTATATATGCTGCCGCAGCGGGCGCGTTCACTCTTAAAAACGGTGGCGCATCTGGGAGCACTTTGCTTACGCAGACGTTCCCTACGGGGCACCATGTCATGAACATTCCTGACGATGGCATCATTGCCTCTGAAGGTGTTTATGTCTCGGCCTTTACAGGGGCCGCAAACCAACTGACAATTATTTTGTCTTAGGGGGTCCCGTGGCTTACGATATCCGCTCCATATCACAGGTCGGAACATCTGAGCCATTTGAGCTCCAGGTGTCCAGGGGTCAAATCCCTGGGCACAAAACTGTGTTTAAGTTTGGTTACAACAGCAATGTTGAAGACACAAAAGCAACCATCTGGGAACAAGGTGGTTTGTATTCCTACCCCGCATCAGCTACGGTAATGACTATATCAAGCAGTTCGACTGACGACACTGCCGCAGGTACTGGGGCAAGAACGGTTGAAATTTTTGGCCTAGATGGTGATTACAACGAAATAAACGAAGTTGTCACATTGAATGGGCAAACTGCTGTTAACACCACAAAATCGTACTTTCGGATAAATCGCGGTCTTGTTCGGAGCGCGGGTAGTGGTGGTGTAAATGCTGGTATAATCTACGCTGGTACAGGAACAGTAACTTCTGGAGTTCCTGCTAACATTTATCTTCTTATTAACGGCGATGGAGATAACCAAACATTAATGAGTCTTTGGACAGTTCCCGCAGGATATACAGCATTTCTTACAAAGATGTCTTTGTCCACAGGAACATCAACTCAGACACCTGCTGTTCTGAGTGCTAGTCTTGTTGCTAGACCCTATGGAGAAGTGTTTCAAATAAAAGAAAGATTTACTATTACAGATGGCGCGCACGAACAATTTTATACTTTTCCATTAAGGTTCACAGAAAAAACAGACTTAGAAATGAGGGCGTTTTCTTCCTCTGGATCTGTTAGCTTTGATGTTTCTGCGTCAATGGAATTTGTTTACATTCAAAACGCGGGACCACTCTGATGCCTAAGATCGACAAGTCCAAAATGAA